ATGGCTGGTGACGACGAAGGCGACGACATGGATGACATGGACGACGAAGGTGAAGAAGAGCCAGAAGAAGCATTTGCATTTGAAGCAACAGACGAAGAAGTTGAAGAAGCAGCTGACGAAGAAGTTGAAGAAGGCGCACATAAAAGAGAAGTAACAGCTGACATGGAAAAAATGTCAAAAGCAGAATTTGCTAAAAAGCATGGCAAAGAAATGGCTGACGACATGTATGAAGCTGAAAAAAGCGCAGGCGAAACAATGCGTGAGTATGTAGAAAAAGTATCAGCAACAATGGGTGACAATGGCGCTAATACTAAAAGTGCAGTAGCAGGTCCAAACGATATGGGCGGAACGGCTGCAAACTTAGCACAAGGTGCAGACGAAAAAGGTGGATCAGCAGATTCAGCTAAAGAAGACAATGCAGGTAACGTAAACGTACCAGGCGCAAAGGCTTCTAAGTCAATGACACCAAATGCTAAAGGCCACGGCGCTGAGAAAAAACAGAGCGGCGGCGAAACTGGCACAAATGGTACAAAAAGTATCATTGGCCAATAAGTAGTAAGGAAATCTAGATGAGAAACTTACAAGAGCATTTGACATTTGACCAAGCTAATATAGTGCTTGAGAATGCCAACGAAGGAAAAGACCTTTATCTAAAAGGTATTATGATCCAAGGCGGTGTTCGCAATGCTAATCAGCGAGTGTATCCTGTAAATGAAATAGGCAGGGCTGTCAAAACTCTCAATGATCAGATTACGAACGGGTTTAGTGTTCTCGGCGAAGTTGATCATCCAGAAGGACTTAATATTAATATTGACCGTGTAAGCCATATGATAACTGAATGTTGGATGGATGGTGACAACGGTTACGGAAAGTTGAAAATTTTACCAACACCGATGGGGAACCTAGTTAAAACGATGCTTGAAGCAGGCGTTAAACTAGGTGTCTCGTCACGTGGTAGTGGTAATGTAGCAGATGACGGTAGCAATACCGTCTCTGACTTTGAAATAATCACTGTGGACGTTGTGGCTCAGCCTAGCGCCCCTGGTGCATATCCTACACCAATTTATGAACATTTAATGAATGCACGTGGGGGAATGAAGGCATACGAATTAGCACAGGCAACAAAACACGACACTAAGGCACAAAAGTATCTTAAGGAATCACTAATCAACATGATTAGTAAACTCCAATGAAACAGGAGAATGTAATGATAGATGCACTAAAAACTCTATTTGAAAACGATGTTGTTTCATCTGAGATTAGAGAACAAATTGAAGAAGCTTGGGATGCAAAAGTTCAAGAAAACAAGATGCAGGCAACTGCTGAGTTACGTGAAGAGTTTGCACAAAAGTATGAGCACGATAAGTCAACTATGGTTGAAGCTATTGACTCACTACTATCTGAGCGTCTTGCTGAAGAGATCGCAGAGTTTGCAGAAGACCGCAAGCAACTAGCAGAAGCAAAAGCAAAATATGCTATTGCAATGCGTGAAAATGCAGATCTACTAAAGGGTTTCGTTGCTGAAAACTTAGCAGCTGAAATTAAAGAATTAAGAGCAGACAAGAAAGCAATGGCTGAATCATATGCCAAGCTAGAAGAGTTTGTTGTAGAATCTCTAGCAGGTGAAATTGCAGAATTCAATGAAGACAAAAAAGATTTAGCAGAAACTAAAGTAAAATTAGTTCGTGAAGCTAAAACACACTTCGCTAAGGTTAAAGCTAACTTTATCGAAAGAAGTGCTACAGCAGTATCTGAAATGGTCGGTAAATCACTTAAAGGTGAAATTACTGCACTTAAAGAAGATATTGATACAGCACGTAGAAACGACTTTGGTCGTAAAATATTTGAAGCATTTGCAAACGAGTATACAACTTCGCACTTGAATGAAAATTCAGAAGTTAGTAAACTAATGGGCGTACTAGCTGCTAAAGACAAGCAACTAGCAGAAGCTAAAGCATTTGCTACAAAAGCAAAAACTCTTGCAGAATCAGTAAACAAAGAGAAATCACGTTTAGTTGAATCAGCACGTAGAGAAAAGATTATGAACTCGCTAATAGCGCCACTAGGCAAAACACAGCGTGAGATTATGACAGACTTACTGGAATCAGTACAAACCGATAGACTTCAAAAGTCTTTTGATAAGTACCTACCATCGGTAATCGACGGCAACACTCCAGCAAAGCGTAAGGCAACACTTACAGAAGGCACAGAAGTAACAGGCAATAGAGAAGAAACAAAAATGACAACTAAAGCAGACGAATCAAATAACAATGTCCTCGACATTCGCCGTCTTGCTGGATTAAATTAAGGAGATAATGATGTCAGAACTACTAGAATCACGCTGGGTAGACACCAAAACTGCTCTTCTTGAAGGCCTGCAAGGCAACAAGAAGTCTGTTATGGCTGCTACACTAGAAAACACTCGCAAGTATTTGTCAGAGAGTGCAACAGCAGGCGCAACAAGTGCAGGTAACGTAGCAACACTTAACCGTGTTATCCTACCTGTTATCAGACGTGTAATGCCAACTGTTATTGCTAACGAACTAGTCGGCGTTCAGCCAATGACTGGACCAGTTGGTCAAATTCACACGCTACGTGTACGTTATTCAGATACAATGGATGACACAAGTGCAGGTAACACTGATACTACAGCAGGCGAAGAAGCTCTAAGCCCATTCAAAATTGCTGAAGCATATTCAGGTGATGCAGCGACTGCTAAAGCTGCAAGTACTGCTGCACTAGAAGGTGCTGCTGGACGTAAAATGTCAATTCAAATCTTGAAGCAGACAGTAGAAGCTAAGACACGTAAATTGTCAGCTCGCTGGACGTTTGAAGCTGCACAAGACGCACAGTCTATGCACGGTATTGACGTAGAAGCAGAAATCATGGCAGCTCTTGCACAAGAGATTACTGCTGAGATTGACCAAGAAGTTATCGGATCGCTTGTAACACTAAGTGGTGCAGCAGCACAAACTTATGACCAAGCAGCAGTATCAGGTACAGCTACTTTCGTTGGTGACGAGCATGCAGCACTTGCAGTTCAAATCAACCGCGTAAGTAACTTGATCGCACAGCGCACACGTCGTGGCGCAGGTAACTGGGCAGTTGTATCGCCATTCGCGCTTACAATCCTACAGTCTGCAACTACTTCAGCGTTCGCTCGTACAACAGAAGGTACATTCGAAGCACCAACTAACACTAAAATGGTTGGTACATTGAACAACGCAATGAAAGTATATGTAAACACATATGCTGCTGATAGTGCACCAGTACTAATCGGCTACAAAGGTTCAAGTGAATCAGATGCAGCGGCATTCTACTGCCCATACATCCCACTAATGAGCTCAGGCGTTGTACTTGACCCAACATCATTCGAACCAACTGTGTCGTTCATGACACGTTACGGATATGTTGAGCTAAACAACACTGCATCGTCACTTGGTAACGCAGCTGATTACTTAGGTAATGTTGCTATTACTAATGGCAATGTAAGCTTCAGCTAAGTTTTACTTATAGTAAACTAAGAATAGGCCCTACGGGGCCTATTTTTATGACTAAATATCCTGAGGACACAATTTATGAAAAAGTACTTACTTCTTGCATTATTATTTTTACCTTCTTGTAGTGAAATAAAAAATAATATAGAAAATAATAGTGTAATAACAGCACAGCCTTATATTGGATTACAAGAACGTGTACACAGAGACGAACTTAAAGAACTACTAGAAGTAGATCCTATGCGTACAGAATGGTGCGCGGCGTTTGTTAATGCTGTGCTAGAATTAGACAGCATACCAAACTTAAACAATCAAACCAAATACCCTCCGCTTATGGCAAGAAGCTTTTTGTTTTGGGGTGAACGTGTAGAACCTGCAGACATACAACGTGGCGATGTTGTTGTATTTCCAAGAGGCACACAGGGCTGGCAAGGGCATGTTGGATTCTATGTAGATACACAAGTTGTCAATGGTAAAGAAATTTGGATCGTACTAGGCGGCAATCAAAGTAACGAAGTAAGATATGATTTCTTTTCACCTAATAAAGCACTTGGTATTAGACGCTACTCAAATTAAATGATAAATACTTGTGTCAATAATCGTGCCGTGTAACACGGACTTATGCAGAGCTGACCCACTGCGTAAACCTAGAACGTTTTAAAGGAGAAAACAAATGGGAAGACCACTTAATAAAAGATATTTTGGCCCACCTACAGCAGGCGGCAACGAAATTAAAGTACAGTTTCATAATGGAACTGGATCAGTAAACGGCTGGATTGTTAAGCAACTTGGAAGTAAAAAATTCCGTTGCACTGACGGTACTGCTACAAAAGATTGTGTTTTAGTAGACAAAGCAACTGGCGCTATTTTAGCCGGTGAAATGTCAATTGTAGTTAAAGACGATGGCGGCACAGCACGTCAAGTTACTAAAATTGCAGGACGTAAAGTAACACTTGACACAGGTGCAACAATTGCTTGGAACTTCAGTAATGCTACAGATGATGGCGCAGTTGAAATGGAAGAAGCAGGCGACGATAACGTTATTGATAACGTAGGCACAGACGAAGATGACTTCGAAGGTGATGATCCAGCTCCATAAGCAAAGTAAACGTGTAGGGGAGCAATCCCCTACATATTTTTAAGGAATTATAAATGTCAAAGTATCTAAATGTATCAAATGGAAATTACAAAGTATCTGTACAAACAGGCGGCACTATCTTTTTGGATACAGGGTTTGAAACAGGTACTGTTGAAATATCTGGAAATTTGTTAGTTAAAGGTGAAACTACGACAGTTAATACTACCCAATTAGATATTGAAGATAATATTATTACACTTAATAGTGGTGAAACTGGAGCTGGTATTAGTGACATTGGCGCCGACTCTGGTATTAGAATTGACCGAGGTACTTTGCCTGATGCATTTTTAAAGTTTGATGAAGATGTAGCAGGATTTATTGCAATTAACGAATCGAGTCAATTAATATCTCTAGCAACAAATGAAATTGATTCAAGAAGTCAAAACTTATTATTAAATGCAGGAACTAGCACAGTTAATGTATCGCCGACTGTAGATTACGAGCAAAAAGTATTTACATATGCAGGCGGAGAATTAACAGGATACAATTCTGCAAAAGCAGATGTAATACCAAACACACAAGCTGTAGTCGATTACGTTGCATTTAACTTTGCAAATGTTTTCTTGCGTCAAATTGGTGATGGTGTATTAAGTGTTAGTAGTATTACAATCGATGATGAAGAAAATACAGGTGTAGATAGTGTAATTAAATTTGCTATTGACGGTAACACAGTAAGTCAATTGTATGCTGATCGTTGGGAATTTGATGAAATTAGATTTGCAGGATCAACAATTGAAACAATCTCAAGCAACGAAGATTTAGTTTTAAAATCTTCAGGCATAGGTAGTATTAGAATAGACGATACACTGCATTTAAATCGTGTACCGAGTGCCGGCGATCCAAGTTTAGAACCGTCACAACCTACAGACGGAATGAAAATTTATGTAGCTGATCAGTATACAGGTAAATCAGGATTATTTTTTACCAACGATCAAGGCAACAGAGACGAATTAGTAAGTAAGAATAGAGCACTCCTTTTCGGAATGTTATTTTAAGGAATAAAAATGGCAATAATAAATGCACAACTAACAACTACAAAATTAGATTTGCTAACTGTTCCAGCAAGTAAATCATATGCAATTACTAACATTTTAGTTTGTAATAATGGCGCTGCACAAGCGTCTTTCGATCTTCACTTAATTCCGCAGAGTGGCACATTAAACAATGCTGTAACTAGAGTTATTAACAATTTAGAACTTCCTGCAGGCGAAACATTTACATTTGACAATGAAAAAATTGTATTAGAACAAGGCGACACAATTTCATTTGTAGCAGAACCAGATCTAGGCGGTGTTAATGCTGGTTTAACAAATCTTGCAGCAACAGTGAGCTACTTGGAAGTATAAAATGAGATTAATTAAAGCACAAACTACTAATTTGAGAAGTATATACGGCAAAGGTGTCAAATATGACGTCGATGACCAAGTAATTGTTGATAGTACTCGTGCTATGGTTGTTCCAGTAGGCACACTAGAACAACGTCCTGGAGAATTAGGTGTTGCAACAAGTTCAACAGCTGGACAACTTAGATACAATACTACAGACCAGCAGTTAGAAGCATATCAAAATGGAGCCTGGAGAGAAATACGGTTTAAAGAACCAAATCAAGATCCGGGAATTGTTTGGCAGAACTTAGGTGTAGGAAATATAACAGCTGACGAAACTGTGTTTGGCGAATTGCAAAGTAATGATACAGATTTTCCAGTACCAGCAAGTGCTAATAATATTATAGTAATGATTGAAAACGTAGTTCAAATACCGACTACAAACTATACAATACATCAAACTGCTGAAATTACAACAGGTGGCGCAGAACAAGGACCTAATCATCCTTACATTGCATCGGGTTCTGGGTGGTGGATTAAATTTACAAGCCCTGTGCCAACAGGCAAGCCAGTTACTGTAATTCACAACCTTGACAAATAAATACTATGTTAGAGGGAGTAATTAAATGGCAGAATCACAAAACGGTCGTATAGGCGGCGGCGTATTAAAAGATAATCTTTTACGCCAAGGTGTTGATCTTAATTTTAAAAATACTAGTAACGATACTGCATTACTCCATCTTGATGTAAATAATTCTAAAATTGGTATTAATACAGAAGCGGCATCTGATGCACTTACTGTACCAACAACACTAGCATCATCAAATTTAATATCAACATATAATAACATTGCAAATTTTACAATTGATGAAAGTCAAATCGTAGCACTAGGCGGCGATGGTTTTATTAATTTTAATGCAGCAAATAATATTTTTGCAACAGCAATTGCAACCGATGATTTAAAAATAGATTTTAATACAATTAGTACAACTACTCCTAATACTAATATTGAATTACGTCCAGCCTCAATAGTCGGTACCTTAGTACGTACATTAGATAATCCAAATGCCTATTCTTCAGGCGCAAGTGATCGATTTAGTAGCTCAGTAGCAATATCAGGCAACTATGCTATTGTTGGTGCTCGAACCGAAGACGATGCTGGCGGAACTAGTTCAGGTAAAGCATATATCTTTGATGTAACAACTGGTAATTTATTTCACACTTTAGATAACCCTAATGATTACGGCACGAGTGCCGGTGACAGTTTTGGCGTTTCTGTAGCAATATCAGGCAACTATGCTATTGTCGGTGCTCAAGAAGAAGATGATGCAGGCGGATTGAATTCAGGTAAAGCATATATCTTTGATGTAACAACTGGTAATTTACTTCACACTTTAGATAACCCTAATGATGACGGCGGGAGTGCCGGTGACAGGTTTGGCGGTTCTGTAGCAATATCAGGCAACTATGCAATTGTAGGTGCTTGGTTCGAAGACGGACCTGGCATCATAGCCCAATCAGGTAGAGCCTATATCTTTGATGTAACAACTGGTAATTTACTTCACACTTTAGATAACCCTTCTGCTTATTATGAAGATTTTTTTGGTCGGTCAGTTTCAATATCAGGCAACTATGCTATTGTCGGTGCGCATAACGATGATGACGCAGGTGGTACTAATAGTGGCAAGGCGTTTATCTTTGATGTAACAACTGGTGCTTTAGTTCGTACACTTGACAACCCAAATGCTTATGGTACAAGTGCGCTTGATTACTTTGGCTATTCAGTAGCAATATCTGGCAACTATGCAATTGTAGGTGCTTATACAGAAGATGATGCCGATGGCTTTAGCTCAGGTAAAGCATATATTTTTGATGTAACTACTGGTAATTTACTTTATACCTTAGATAACCCTAATGCTTACTCTACAAGCCAAACTGATTTCTTTGGATCGCGTATTGCAATATCTGGTAACTATACAGTTGTAAGTGCTTATGCAGAAGATGACGCTGGCGGAACTACTTCTGGTAAAGCCTATATATTTGATGTAACAACTGGTGCTTTAGTTCGTACACTTGACAACCCAAATGCTTATGGTACAAGTAATAGTGATTTCTTTGGTCTTTCAGTAGCAATATCAGGCAATTATATTATTGTTGGAGCTCCTGAAGAAACTTTTGGCTCAGGTAAGGCATATATTTTTACCACTGTACCTGTACCCGGTGCAGTTAATATCAATAGCAATTGGAATATTACAGGAAGTTTATATGCAACTGGCAATATTCAAACTGTAGGTGATTTTACATTCGGTTCAGGAGATGAAGATAATGTATCATTTGCTGCTAATGTAAACAGTGATATTATCCCCAATCAAACAGATACAAGCAGTTTAGGATCAGAATCTAAACGATGGTTAGATCTCTATACTAGTCTAGTAAATGGCGAAGCTATTGAATTAGACGAACTAGTTGTAGGAGATGGTGAATCGAGTTTAGCACGTAGACAAGGTAATACATTTTATGTTAGTACACTCGGTAGCGATACTAATGTCGGCGATCATCAACACGGCGCATTTCGTACACTAAAACATGCACTTACACAAGTAGACGGAAGTACTTCTGGACCAACTGTAATACATGTATACCCCGGAGTGTATGAAGAAGAATTTCCTTTAACTGTTCCGTCACATGTAGACATAGTTGGCGAAGACATAAGAAATGTTGTTATCAAACCAACAGTTGCTACACAAAATAATAGTGTATTTTATTTAGAAGATGATGTTACTATTGAAAATTTAACTGTTAAAGACTTTTATACAGGCTATGCATTTCAATTTACATCAGGAGGGCTAGTAAATACACGTTCACCATATATTAGAAACGTGACTGTAATTACAAAAGGCAGTGTTACAAGTGCAGACGACCCAAGAGGATTTTCACAAGGCGATGCAGGTAAAGGCGCACTAATAGATGGCGCTGCATTAGATAGTTCTAGTCTAGAAGCAAGTATGCTGTTCCACAGTTGTACGTTTATAACACCTGGCGTCGACACTATTACAATGACAAATGGTGTAAGAATAGAATGGCTAAACAGCTTTACATATTTTGCTAACCGTGGACTATATGCAACACAAGGCGCAAGTGGTAAACTAATGCCAGATGCATCAATACGATACGGTGCAGAAATACGTTCAATTGGATCAGCAAACGTTTACGGAAACTACGGTGCAGTAGCTGACGGCGCAAATACACTAATGTATCTAATTAGTCATAACTTTGCTTATATTGGTACAGGCAAAGACGCAAGTAATGATAACACACTTGCTACTGAAAGTCAAGAAGTATTAGAATTAAATTCTGGAACAGTTGTTTACACAAGTACAGATCAAAAAGGTAAATTTAAAGTAGGCGACAGCTTTTTCGTAGATTTTGAAACTGGTGAAACAAGCATTGATGCAAATGAAGTAGACTTTAGTGGTATTGGTAATATTACTGTAAACAACGGAGTTGAAACAACTTATATAGACGGCGAAAGAGTTGATACTGGTAATATAAGATTTACTGGCAATACTGTTACTACGCTCGATGGAGATTTAAATCTAAGCCCACAAACTGAACTATTTAATACTGATAATAATGCAAGTTTGATAATTAGTAGAGGTACTGATCTTCAAAGAAATAATGAAACTGCTGATATCAGATATAATACAGAAACGGATTTGTACGAGGGATACAGTTCGGGTAATTTAAGCTTTGGCGGAATATATAGTTCTGATAGATCCGACGGTATAGACGCACACGATATTAATAATACAATAGTATTAACTGTAGGCGGAACTCAAATAGGTTCTATTGATAATAATAGTACTAATTTACACGGCTTGTCTACTGGTGATGTGTTATTTGACAATAACTTAATTACAACAACTTTATCTAATTCAGATTTAGAACTTAGAAGAGCAACTGCTACAAATGTAGTTGATATTTTTGATATAGAAATAAAAGAAAATAATTTTTCGAATTCAAGTAATAATCTTTTCACTCTTGCAACCACTGGATTAGGATTTGTAAAATTTAGTGGTACTACAGGACTAGTTATTCCGTCTGGATTAGAATCAGAACAATCAATTGCACCACTAGCAGGCGAAACTAGATATAATACAGAGCAAGCATATCTTGAAACTTGGAATGGCGAATCATGGCAGAGAAGCGCCGGCGAAGGCGAAGAAGTTACTGACGAAGTTCTTAAAGAATTAGTTGATATTTACACCCTTGTACTAGGATAATTTCAAAAAACGATAAATACTATTAATGCAGTACAGCGACCATTGTATTGCACTATCAAACTGTGGTTAACCAGCAAAGAGTCGTGAGACTGAGAATTCGGCTAGAGGGACAGGATCCCCGTATTGAGGAGAAGAGATGGCTATCGGTCGCATAAGTGGTCCGCTCTTAAAGGCAAACTTACTTCGTGAGGGAGTAAACTTAGCTTTTGAGAACGACTTACTATATCTAGATGTTAATAACAGCCGCATCGGTATTAACAATGCGTCACCTCAATACGATTTAGATATAATCGGAACAACTAGAGCACCTGCACTTGAAGTTAGCACACTTGCTAACATCGGTGATGTAAATATCACAGGTACAACAATTTCAACAAATCAGCCTACACTTACATTAGGTGCAGCTGATAATGTAATCTATCAAAATCGCTTAACAATCGACAGTTTAGATTTAGAAAACAATGTTATCAGTTCAAACGAAACTAATGCAAACATAGAGTTTTCGCCTAACGGCACCGGTACTGTAGAAATATTTGCAGACACAAATGTGACTGGTAATGTGTTTGCAACTGGTTCAATTACAGCAGATGGTAATATCACTATTGGTGATGCCGACACAGATAATATTACATTTAACGCAGAAATTAATTCAGATATTATACCCGATGCAACAAATACATACTCATTGGGAAGTGACCCTGCACTGGGAGGTTCTCAGTGGTCTGATGTGTTTACTCAAACACTAACTGCCGGAACAGTAAGAACAACTGCAATTACAGTAGACGGTGTAGATATTGCATTGCGCCAAGGAAATATCTATTATGTTGCTGAAAACGGTAGTGACAGTTACACAGGTGATCATCCTAATGATCCGTATGGCTCGTTAAAGTTTGCACTAACACAAGCAACCAGCGGCGACACAATACACATTTATCCAGGCGTATATCAAGAAGCATTTCCAATGACAGTGCCAGTGGGTGTAACTGTTAAAGGACACAGCCTCCGCGGAGTTAATATTACTCCAACACCTGCTACACAAAGCAATGATGCATTCTTGCTCAACGGCGGTGCAACAATAGAAGATTTAACTATTTCAGGATTCTACACAGGATATGCATTTAAGTTTGCTCCTGGCTTTACAGTATCAGGAAACAACCGTTCACCTTACATAAGAAACATCAGTGTTATTACTCAAGGCAGCGTTTCAAGCGCAGCAGACCCGAGAGGTTTTGACGAGGGTGATGCAGGGCGCGGAGCGTACATAGACGGCGCTGTAGCAGCCGCTACAAGCTTGGAAGCGACTATGCTGTTCCATAGTGTCACATTTATTACACCCGGCGTAGACGCTATTACAATTACTAACGGCGCTAGAGTAGAATGGCTTAACAGCTTTACATACTTTGCTAATCGTGGCATATATGGTGTAGACGGAGCAACAGGTTTACGTGGTACAGGTAAGACAGCAGTTAGAGTAGATGACTTAACAGGTACTATCGTAGACGGAAACACCTTTACATACTACGATACAGATGGAACTACTGTTCTTGCAACAGGTACTATTAACGGTGTAGATGCAGATGGTAAGTTTTATGTAGACGGAAATCTAACAGGTCTAGAAACTGCTGGCGAACGCGGCGGCAAGATTATAACCAAGTACGGAACTCCTACTACAGACACAACTGTTAAAAAGTTTGGCACAAGTAGTTTAGAACTCAATGGAACTACTGATTATCTAGGTGTAGTAAGCAACAACGACTTTGGGTTTGGCACTGGTGATTATACTGTTGAAGGATGGTTTTATTTTAATAGCGTAGCTGCTACAACAAATTTATTTGATTTTAGAGCAGGTGCAGGATCAGATGTTGCACCAGTAGTTTATATTGATGCCGGCGGCGAATTACGCTTTTACTCATATAGTGCAGATAGAATTACAGGCACAACATTAGTAGCAGATACATGGTATCATATTGCAATTAGTCGTAGTGGTAATGATACTAAACTATTTTTAAATGGTTCTCTAGAAGGAACGTGGACTGTAGCAGCAACAGATTACGATGTTGCAAAGCCTCTCATAATCGGAGCACGTTGGGATGCTGCAAACAAACTAGACGGTTATATAGATGAGTTTAGAGTTACAAAAGGATTAGCACGATATACTAGTGCATTTGTAGAACCAAGTTCAGAATTTGCAAGTGACACTGATACAAAACTATTATTACATTTTAATAATGCAGTTGACGGTGCAAACACTATTGTAGACGATACACTTAATTCACAAGATTTAAGATTTAGTAATGGTGCAACTGCTAGCTTTGTTACTCTTGCAGATCAAACAGAATTTGGTGCAGAAGTACGTGCAATTGCAAGTGCTTGTGTATACGGCAACTACGGTATTGTAGGAGACGGTCCAGGTGTACTAATGTATTTGATTAGTCAAAACTTAGCGTACATCGGTGTAGGTAAAGAAACTGACAACGACGAAACTAGTGTAATACAAGCAAACGAAGTAGTCGAAACAAACAATGCACAAATAAGATACAGTAGTGTAGATCACAAAGGTGACTTTAGAGTTGGTGATTTATTTTATGTAAATCAAGAAGACGGCACTGTAGACTTCAGTAGTTCAACATTTAACATTAATACATCTGCTGGTATTACAATTACTACAGGCGGAAGTCAAACTACTATTACTGGTGATAAAATTGATACTGGTAATTTAAGAATTAGTGGCAATACTATTCAAAGTTTGAGTGGAGATATCAATTTAGACGCAGATAGCGGCACAGTTAGAATTAATTCAACAAGTGCGCTACAATTGCCTAAAGGTGATACAGCAAGTCGTCCAACACCTGCAACTGGTATGATTCGTTATAATACTGATACAGCATTGTATGAAGGCTATGACGGCAACTGGATAGCACTTAACGGTGTTTACGATTTAGATTTAGACACACGTATTACAGCAGAACTTACTCCGGGTGCAAACGATGGTGTAATTAGATTTTATATCCAAGACAGTGTAGTTACAACTATTGATGCAGACAAATTATCAACACCTAGAATTGAAGTAGACGATATAAGTATTGATGGCAATGTTATTACAACAGAAACATCAAATACAGATTTAACTTTTAGTGCAAACGGCACAGGGTCAGTTGTAATTGACAATCTTGCATTTAAAGATTCAACTATAACTAATACCGAAGTTGATGGAATTTTTAATTTTGAGCAACAAGGTAGCGGCTACTTTAAAATTGAAGGTACAAACGGATTTGTTGTTCCGGTAGGAGATAATGTACAGCGACCAGCAGCAGCATACCGAGAAACTGGAATGGTTCGCTATAATACAGAACAAAGATATTTAGAAATATGGGACGGATTTAGCTGGGTATCTGTCGCTGGCGCAACAGGTTCAATTAGTGTAACCGCAGCAGAAGACTTAGCAATAGAATACGCATTAACATTAGGATAAACGAAGATGGCAACGCAATTTAAAAATAAAGTAGTAAAAGACATAGGCAGTGTTCCAATACTTGCATTAGAAACAGATGCTGCTACAAGATCAACTATAATTGGATTAACTTTAACTAATTTACAAGATTTTATAGTTTATGCTAGTTTATTAGTGCATGATGATACTAGTGTAGAAGGTTACTTTATGAAAGATACAATAATCCCTCCAAATAGTAGTTTACATGCGCTATCAGCAGGCGAAAAACTAATACTTGCTCCTACAAATCAGCTATATATAGTAGCCGACCAAAATGATGCATTAGACGCAGTTATAAGTTACGTAGATATTGTATAAGGAATAAAGATATGTCAAATTACACAGGAATGTCACCAGAAAAAATGATGGGATCAGTACCCAACAGATTCTTTTACGGTTTACGTAGAACAGATAACGGTGAATTATTTTTATCAAAAGCTGATCAAATGAAGACAACTGATGATCATACAGTTACAATTAATAAGCCGGGTGATCCTGCAAATAACTTTCCTAATTTTGAGCAAGGGCAAGATTTTTACGAAGGTAGAGATATTAATCATAATATAGTTTATGAAAATTTAAATTACGAGCAACTGCGTTGGGATGAAAGAAATATTTCCTATTATGTAGATGAGGATGGTGAATTAGTAGCAAGAATTAATCATACGTTTACATATGACAACAATTCAAGTACAGACGGTCTTGTAGAATACAACAAAAACGACTATGATGTTAGTGTTGCAAGCGGTACTAACAGTTATGGTACTGGTAACAAGTATTATATCGAAAGACACGATGGCGCAAGTCCAACTCTTAACTTAATAGAAGGTGAGACATATATCTTTAGACAAGACGATAGTTCAAATGCTACACATCAATTGTTGTTTTCAACAACTCCAAACGGAACTTGGGGCGGCGGCGTAGAATATACTACAGGTGTAACTAAAGAAGGTACAGCAGGAACTCCGGGTTCTTATACACAAATAACAGTAGCAGCAAGTGCCCCTGTTTTATACTATTACTGTATAAATCATAGTGGCATGGGCGGTCGAGTAAATACAATTACATAATTAGTGAACAGGAAAGATAATGGCAGATTTTTTATTAGATAGAATTAGATTTAAATGGAAGGCCGGATGGGTATCTGGCACTGTATACGCTAAGGACGATGTAATTTATTACAGAGGTCGAGTTTATGTTTGTATGGTTGGACACACAGCTGGAGCTGATATAAGAACTGACATTTCTAAATGGGAATTAATGTTTGAAGGTCAAGAATGGCGCGGCGTTTGGACTGCAAATTCTAATTATGGTATCGGCAATATTGTAAAATATAATGGTTATATTTATAGATGCGTATCTAATCATACCAGCGTTTTATTAGATAATCTAGGGTTACCTAACGACTTGGCACATTGGACATTGATAGCTACTACGTACGATTGGAAAAATGCATGGTCTACTAGTTATAATTATAATTTAGGCGATGTAGTTAGATACAATGGTATTGTTTATATTTGTTCAACTACACATACTAGTGCAATTTCTACAGATTTAGGTTTAGAAGCAGATCAATCTAGTTGGACTACAGTAGTTACTTCCGACTACTGGGCAACAGATTGGGCAATAGAAACAAGATATGTAGTAGACGATGTTGTGCGCTATGGCGGCACTGTTTATAGATGTATTGAAGGTCACACTAGTGCTGCTACGCTAGCAGTAGGTCTAGAAACTGATCAATCTAAATGGGAAGCAATATTATCAGGATTGGAGTATAAAACAGACTGGGCACCGGGTGTAAAGTACAAAGTAAACGATATTGTTAAAGTTGATTCTTCTCTTTACATGTGTATATCGGCCCACACTTCGACTACATTTACTTCTGATAATTTAACCAACTGGCAAATCTGGATTCCAGGAATTGGATACGAAGATCCTTGGCTATCTAATGTAGAATACGATAAGGGTGATGTTGTTTTATATGGCGGGTATACATATGTTGCATTAGTAAGAAATTTAAATTCAACACCGTCGTCAACAGGATTTCAAAAAGGCGTAGGAAATTGGGATTTAATTAATTCTAATTATAAAATTACAGGACAGTGGAATGAAGCCACTAACTACAAAACAGGAGATGTTGTTAGACACGGCGGCAGCTTGTATTCAGCAATAACTGACTCGATAGCTGCACATCCGGATAGTAGTTTATCTTGGGGTGTAGTAATACCAGGATCTAAATTTAGAGCAGAATGGCAAGATAACGAAGTTTACTACCCCGGAGAAATTGTTACATATTTAGGTACTCCTTATACATGTATACTACGACACACATCGCTGGCGTCGGATAGCAGACCTGACTTAGATCAAGATTTGGACCAAGAAAATTATTGGGAATATGTATCCAAAGGCAGTGTAAACAATGTGTTGGCCGAAGCTGGTGATATGAGAGTTTATAATTCAGAAATATCTAGATTAGGAATCGGTCTTCCGGGTCAAGTAACTAAAGTGGTTTCTAATCTTCCTACGTTTAGTAATTTCGGCGTAACTGAAAAAGTATATTTTGTGAGTACACAAGGATCAGACGATGTAGGCTTTGGATTTACTGCTAACGCACCATTTAGAACAGTTAAACACGCCTGTGATTACATTCTTGAAGATATTAATGGGCGTGCTCCTGCAACAATATATATTACAACTGGTATATATGAAGAGATACTTCCCATTTCTGTTCCTGTGGATGTGGCATTGGTAGGAGATGAACTTAGAAGCACAGTAATACAACCGGCTGCCGGATACGAAGGCGAAGATATGTTTTATGTTAGAAACGGAAGCGGAATTAGAAATATGACACTTCAGGGATTAACAGGAATATTAGGCAGTCCGAATTCTTATTTAACACAGCGTCCAATTTCGGGTGCATTCGTAAGCCTAGATCCAGGCACAGGCCCGACAGATACTAGTGTACATATTATAAATAAATCTCCTTATATACAAAACGTAACTACATTTGGAACAGCATGTGTAGGACTAAAAGTAGATGGTGCTCTGCACAACAGTGGCAATAGATCTATTGTTGCCAACGATTTTACTCAAGTAATTGATGATGGTATTGGAGCCTGGATAACAAACGAAGGTCTATCAGAACTTGTTAGTGTGTTTACATATTTTAATTATATTGGTTACTTGTCTGAAAACGGCGGCAAAATGAGAGCCACAAACGGAAATAATTCATACGGAACTTATGGATCAGTAGCTGAAGGTGTTACAGCAGGCGAAGATCCAATTTTTGCTACTATAAATAATCAAAGTAAAGAAGCTGAAGTAGGCATAGTTCATAATAACGGTAATGAGATTATGGCAATAGCTTATTCAAATGCTGGACAATCTTATTCAAATGCTACAGTTACAGTCGCAGGATCAGGTGCCAACGCAAGTTTAACAATGAGCGATTTTAGAAATGGCGCAGTAAGTAATGTAAGAGTTGCAACATTAGGAGATAGTAGTATTCCAGGAGGATTAAACTACACAAATATTGCTGCTGGAGCACAAACAGGCGATACTACAAGTATAACACTTGATAATGGAGATCTACAAACAGATGCAGCAAAATATCAAGGACAATTTATTTTTATTACGGGCGGCGCAGGCATAGGCCAATATGGCGTTATAGATACATATACCCCTGGCACAAAAGTAGCTACTATTGTAAAACATAGCGATGGTACAGCAGGCTGGGATAGAATCAGTAGCAACTATGCAATTGCTAGTGAATTAAATTTAACAACACGTTATAAAATTGAACCTAGACTAGTATTTGATGCACCTGCTTCAGGAACACGAGCATGGGGTAGAGCTATTATAGAAAATAGTAGAATATCAGGTGTAAATATTTATGATCCTGGCTCAGGGTATACATCGGCTCCTAATATTACTGTAACTGATAACGAAGCAACTACCAACGCACAGTTTGATGTTTTTGTAAACGATGGAGTGTTAGGATTGCCTACCTTTGCAAATCGTGGTATAGGTTATATTAGATCAACTGCTACCATTACTGGAAACGGCTTTGCTGACAATTATCAAACTGGCGTAGATCTTAAAATTACTGGGTTAACTAGATTGCCTGGTCCGGGAGATAACGTTTCTATTAATGGCATCGACTCTTTAATTTATAAACTTACTAGAGTTACAGATATAACAGGATCAGAACCAAATTTAAGTGCAACTATCAGATTATATCCTAGTATTGGCGAAGACGAATCTCCTGCACATAACAGTTCGATTACTATTAGACAAGACTATAGTCAGGTAAGATTAACAGGACACGACTTCTTAGATATTGGCTCAGGAAACGTATCTAGTACAAGATATCCACAGCTATACTTGGACGGTATAAGTAGTGAAAATAAACCTCAACAACAAAGTGAAGTTATAGAAAACGGCGGCGGCAGAGTATTCTATACAAGTACTGACCAAGATGGTAACTTCCGTGTTGGTGAACTATTTGAAGTTGAGCAATCAACAGGCATTGTTACTATTGATGCTTCGCAGTTTGATTTAACAGGGCTTACACAAATTAGTCTAGGCGGTATACAAGTTGGAGGTAGTGCAGTAGTAGTGAGCGAGTTTAGTAAAGACGGCACATTTGTTGCAAACAGTAATAATATTGTACCTACACAGGCTGCTATTATAAAATATTTAACTAGTAGAATTGCAGGCGGTAGTTCAAATGCTACAACTAATAAATTAACTGCTGGTCAAATTACTGTAGATTTAAGTAATATTAGTTCAAATGGAACTGAAATAAATATTCCTACTCCTGTGAATTTAACAGGCGGGATCGCCGGCGGCGACATGTTAGCAATGCAATTGTTTGCACATCGATCAAAAAGATAAATATATAAAATAGAGCGGAGTTTTTAAATGGCTGAATTTAAATTAGGTAGAATTAGATTTATATGGAAAGGTGCTTGGACAGGCACCACTGTATACTATAAAGATGACATAGTAAAGCATGGTGGCAATACCTTTGTATGTACAATAGGACATACAAGTACAAGTAACTTTGATACTGACTTCGCTACATATTGGGATAAAGTTTCCGATGGTCAAGAATGGAAAGGCGATTGGACAGACGCTACCGTTTATAAAATAAACGATATTGTAAAGTACGGTGGTTATTTGTATGTTGCAAACACAGCACACACAGCTAATACATTACTTGAAAACGATCAGTCTAAATGGGATTTATATGCTGAAGGGTTTGATTGGAAAAACACATGGGCAACAGGTACTCATTATAAAGTAAACGATATTGCAAAATATAATGGTATAACTTATCTATGTATTACAGCGCATACCAGTGCTGCATCAGATGCATTAGGTTTAGAAGCAGATCAAGCTAACTGGCAGAAATTTACAGACGGTCTGCAATGGCAGGGCGACTGGGCTATTGATACTAGATATCGTGTAAACGATGTTGTCAAGTATGGCGGACAACTTTATGTTGTTAATACAGGTCACACTAGTGCTGCAACAGACACATTAGGACTAGAAGCAGATCAGGCTAAGTTTGATTATATGCACAAAGGCATCGAGTACAAAGGAACGTATGCTGTCGGTACACGCTATAAAGTAAACGATGTTGTTAAATCAAGTGGCGGCCTTTGGATATGTGTAACTCCGTACACTGGTCGAGACAGAATTAGTCAAGACCAAGCAAATTGGGCAGAATTTGTAGAAGGTTTAGAATTTGAAGATAGCTGGAACCCGACAACAAATTATGAAACAGGCGACATTGTAACCTACGGAGGCTACTCGTATGTTGCTATTACAAATAATGTAGGATTGCGTCCTATTGACAACGACACTGATTGGGATCTATTTAATACAGGGTTTCGTTTCGTTGGCGATTGGGGCGACGATAGCTCATCACAAGATTACCTTATAGGCGATGTAATACGTCACAGTGGATTTACTTATGTAGCTATAGCTGATAGCAACAATCAAGAACCGCCTAATGCAACTTATTGGGAAAAACTTAATGAAGGATTTAAGTGGAAAAACACTTGGTCAGATGCAACCGAATACGATCTAGGCGATGTTGTTAGTTATAACAGTAACTCATATGTTGCTGTTGCAAAACACACATCAGACGAAACAGTTGTCCAAAACAGACCAGACCAAGACACAGATGGATCTGAATGGAATCTAATGGCCGGCGGGCCTGAAAACAATGTAATGACTACAGATGGTGATTTAGTTTACTATAGTGGTGCAGGTCCAGCAAGATTACCAGTTGGACAACTTGGACAAATTTTACGTGTAAATTCTGCAGGTGATGCTCCTGAATGGGGTTTTTATGGTGCTATTAACAATGTTGTGTATGTTGATGTAAACGGAACAGATGGCGCAGCACCTAGCTTCGGCACAACAATTGATAGACCGTTTAAAACTATTAAACATGCTGCTTACAATATTGAAAATGGATATATGCGAGCTAATGCACGTAAGTTAATTGAATTAAATGCTGCATTTATACAAGATGAAACTGTAGAGTGGATTGATGCGCAAGTAATAGCAAACGCAGGAACACCATTTACTAATTCTTTCACTTATGACAAAGCAGCATGGAGAGTTTATTTTGGACGACTAATAACTGCATTATTGTATGATTTAGGACACAGCGGCAACGAAGAATCTCGTAAACTAACACTAGCAATTTTTAATGCAGGCGATATCACAGGCAAAACAGCTGAGTTTGTTGCGGCAACAGAATACGCAGAAACAGTTATAGATGCAATTATTAGTAATGTTGCTCCAGTAGCAACATTCGGCGCATTGACAAGACATACTGATTCAACACTTACAGAAGAAGCAGATGCCCAAGGCATTATTAATAATCTTATAGACATACTTACAGCCGCAGTAACAGCAGGAGTAGATACAAATGTTCCTGCAGAAGTACAACCACAAAATACTATTTTTGTAAAAACTGGACAGTTTCTTGAAGTGTGTCCGATTGTAATTCCAAAAAATACAGCACTTGTCGGCGACGAACTGCGTTCTACTAAAATTAGTCCAGCAGGTGGACTAGTAGCGGGCTCGGACGTAGCATATAGCTTAGACGGCATATCTAGATTACAAGCAATTATAAGCGATGCTGTAACAGCGCCGGGCAATATTACTAAAACTACAGGCAATGCATTAGACCCCGTTACAACCCACGTAGTTGGATCAGCTGCTGCTGGCACTGCTGCTGCTGGAATTGTGCAAGATATATATGATCATATTGATTTTGAAATTAATGCTACAGGAACTAAACCGACCTTAGCAGGAACAATGACTCCGTTAACTTCAACTGATTACACTTATGCAATTGAATCACTCGAAGCAAATAGAGAATTTTTAAAAGCAGAAGTATTAGCATACATTGCAGATACATATCCTTCTTATGTTTATAATGAAACTGCATGTGCTAGAGATGTCGATCGTTACATTAGTGCTACGCAATATGATTTAATTAATACCGGAAATTACAAAGCAATTAGAGCTGCACAAGCATATGTTGCATCTGTTCAAGGATCATTAGATAAAGATATGCTTTATCTACGCAATGGCGCTGGATTTAGAAATTGTACTGTTACCGGGTTAACAGGTTCACTAGGTGCAGCTAATGCAAATGGCACAAAACGCCCAACAGCAGGCGCTTACGTAAGTCTAGATCCTGGTTTCGGCACAACAGATGAACATGCATGGATTACCAATAAATCACCATACATACAAAACGTAACTACGTTTGGTACTGGGTGTGTTGGTCTAAAAGTAGACGGCGACTTACACGCTGGCGGCAACGATAGTATTGTTGCTAATGACTTTACACAGATTCTAAGTGATGGCATCGGCGTTTGGGTTACTAACTTAGGACGTTCAGAATTAGTTAGTGTGTTCTCGTATTACGGACACATTGGTTACTTATCAGAGAACGGCGGAAAAATTCGAGCAACAAACGGCAACTCCTCATACGGTGACTTTGGTACTGTCGCTGAAGGCATTGATAGCACAGAAACTGCTATAACCGCAACAGTAAATAATTATTCGTCTGAAGCAAATGTTTCTACTGTATTAACTGACGGTAATAATATTCTTACTCTTGAATATGCAAATGCTGGTGTTAACTATACATCAGGTGCCACAACCATAACTCCAACAGGCGAAGGCTTTGGAGCAACAGTAGGAACAGTTAATGTTAACAATGGCGGTGTATACGAAGTTAGACTAACTGATCCGTCAAATAACTTTGGTGGAGATGGATTTATAGACGGAACTAATACTGCCCAAATTGGTACTTCGACACAGATTACATTAAGTAACACTGATATTAGATCAAGTGCTCAATATGTAGGAATGGCTATATGGATCGTAAGTGGTACAGGCGCAGGACAATATGGTTACATTGATACTTACAATAGTGGTACAAAAATTGCAACTGTTAAAAAACAAAGCGACGACTCTGCAGGATGGGATCATGTTACAGGTGTTGCAATAGCAAGTGTTCTAGATGACACTACTGAATATTTAATTGAACCAAGAGTAACATTCAGCGGCGGCGGCGTAACTGCTTATGCTGATATTGCTAAAGCTCGTGCTAGAGTAAGCGACGAAAAGATTGTAGAAATTCGTATTTGGGATTCAGGCAATGGATACACAAGTGCGCCTACTATGACAGTTACTGATCCAAACAACACTGTAGAAGTTCCGCACTTAGTTAGAATTGGTGACGGAGTATTAGGTCAGCCAACGTGGACAAATAGAGGCACAAACTTTACAACAGCACAGGCTGAAGTATCTGGTGATGGATATGCAGACTTATACCAACCTGGAACAAATATAGTTGTAGCAGGATTGACAGCTATTCCGCAAGCTGGCTCAAATGTCGAAATAGCCGGAATAACAGGGACATTCTTTAAACTTGTTACTGTTAGAGATTTAGCAGGAACTGGACCGTATACTGCAAGACTACAAATATCTCCAGCAATTAGTATTACTGATGCTCCGGAACATAATGAAGGTGTAGAAATGCGCATTCGTTACAGTCAAGTACGCTTAACAGGACACGATTTCCTAGATATCGGTACTGGTAACTTTGCAAATACCAACTATCCAGGTGTTCCTTTGATAGATCCAGATCCGACCAAAGAAACAAATGACTTAGGTGGCGGTAGAGTATTCTATACAAGTACTGACCAAGACGGTAACTTTAGAGTTGGTGAGTTGTTTAGTATTGAACAAGCAACTGGTATTGCTACTCTTGATGCTGATGCTTTTAATATTAGCGGCTTGCAAGAACTGCAACTAGGTGCAATTAGTTTAGGTGGCACCAACGCCACAATTACAGAGTTTAGCGTAGATGGTACATTTACTGCTAATAGTGATAATATTGTCCCAACACAAAAAGCAATTAAAACTTATATACAGTCACAAATCGGCGGTGGTGCAGGCGAGTTGAATGTTAACCAACTTACTGCTGGTAATATAAGAATTAATAGTGATACTATTACTAACACACTTGGCGAAACGATAAATATAACTACTAGAACTAACTTTACAGGCGGTATCAAAGGTGATCCTGTTGCAATGAATATGTTCTTATCAAATTAACGGAGAAAGTAGAAAATGGCTACAGGAAAACTAGGCGCAAACGATTTAAGCGCAACAACATTAACTACAGTATATACCTGCCCCGCGGAAACGTATGCTGTAGTGTCGATAAATATATGCAATAGAGGATCGGCAACAACCGGTATCCGTATTGCAATTGCAGATGCGGCAACGCCTGGCGCAGCAGAATACATAGAGTATGATACAGAAGTATTTTCAAAAAATGTATTAGAGCGCACTGGTATAGTACTAGCAGCTACACAGCGTATTGTTGTTTATTCAACGCAAGCTAGTGTTAGTGCTGTAGTAGTAGGTATCGAAACCGCAGCATAAATACATATGAGAGGTTATTAAAAAATGGGAAGATATACAAGCAGCGCAACAGGTACAGCGTCAGATATGACAGCTGCATTTACAGCAACAAACAGTGTCGAAAATGCAGATGGATTTCTTACATCCTATGTAGCAAACAACATAACTTATTCAAGTATTACATATGTTGACGACAATGGAGTTAATGCTGATTATGGCGGCGCATACAAAAAAGTAGGTAGTTGGACTGAAACTAATAACCTTACTAACGAAACACAAACAATTACAGTAAACTATGATGCTACGACCGGCGAAGTATCAAGTCTAAGCATAGTATAACAGGAGAATACAGTGGCAGATCCAGCAGTATATAACACAGTATTAAAAGAAACAAAAGCAATCCAAACTACTACGCAAGAAAAAGGCTTAGCCCTAGCGATAGCAGGACTTGCAGAGGAACCAGGCAATCCAGCTAATTGGAGCCTGATGCCGTTGTTAAGTAACCCTGCCGGGTGTTTGTGTGTTGTTAACACATCGACTAGATTCGGCTGTGGTGTAGGCTGCACATGGACAGTTCCGAGTGGAACTTCAAAGGTTCAATTCCAGTTATGGGGTCCAGGTGCATCGACTATGAACGGCATGTGTTGTGCAGGTTCGCCAACAGGCGCAACAGGAGCTTTTGCAACAGTAATTATCGACGCTAATCCAGGAGATAGTTATACATTATGTGCAGGTTGTGCAGCATGTTGTTACGGTTATTGTAGTCAAGGATATGCTGTTTGTGGAAGTAGTACTTATGTAAACGGACCTGGGCTTAGTGGTCTATGTGCAGAAAGTGGCCACTCTAGAATATCATGCGGTATGAAAGATTTACATGGTGGCAGTTATGGCCAATGTAGATTTAGAGGCGTAGGTTCTAGCGAACAGTCTGGTCCTTGTATTTGTGAAGGCGGCACTTGGTACTGCTTTGACAATAGTTGTGCATCATGCGGAGTAATACCATTCACAGGATCAGCAGATAATACCTTTGGAGGCACAGCTACATCAGGAACAGTTTACGGACTACCAGCAACATGGGGCGGCGGATGTTTTGACACTAACCACTACGGATATATGCAAGCACCTCCGGTGATTGGTCCATGTCACACAGCACAGCCAAATTCATGCTGCTGTTATGGATTTAGTAGTGGTAGTTGCTGTGGTGGTTGTCGCTGTAGAGCACAAGACGGCCACAGATGCTATCCTGGCGCAGGTGGAACGTACACTCACATGATGGGTGGATCAATGTACTGGTCAGGCGATTATGGTCGAGCAGGAATGGTAAGAGTAACTTGGTGTTAAAAGGAAAATAAATTATGGAAAAAACATTTACAGTAAACGTTCCAGACGATCTTTGGGTAGATAGCTGGACAGAAAATAAAACAACAGACTACACATACAATGGTCCATCGACTATTAATGTGCTAGTAAGTTTAACAGACGACTTTCCTATTGTTAGGTGGTCCGAAGACGACATTACAGTTGATGATGAAGATAAGCAACTAGTAGTAACTATTGATGCAGATACTGATACTGCTATTGCACATGCAATAGTAAATGCAGGTGCAGAGCATGAGTATACATATACTACTATTACAAATCATGATGATTCGACGCATGAAGAAATTAATAATCCTACAATAAATGATATTTACGAAGTGGTATATACACCAGCAAATGGATTTGAATTAGAACAGATTATTAAACAATCAGAAACTATGAATGAAAGAACAGCCAAAGAAAGATTAGCATATGTTGTAAAATACGACGAAGCTTACGATTTCGATGATGCAACTCAAACAGTTATTGATACATTTAAAACTAATATAGATAATTATTTAACAACAATGTCTACAGTTTATCCTTGGAGATATGTAACAATTGATGCAACTGTAATTCCAAAGATTCCTGCGTCATTAGTAGCAACGTTTAATACTTTGCCTGATATATCTTAAGGAGATTTAAATGAGTGACGTAATATTATATGCAGCAATTAAAGAAAGAGATCGGCTAAAAGCTGCTGACGGTGACGGTGCAGTTGCTATTGATTATAGTAAACCGACTCCTACTGGATATCCTTACCAAACAGGTGCCGCCGATGGAGCTGGCGAATTTAATACGTGTCCACAAATTGTTAAGGACTGGGTTACTAATCTAACTCCTTTAGTTTGTCCAGCACAAACATATGGCTTTAAAGTCTGTGGCAGTTGTTGGAGATGTGGCAACAATTGTAACCATAGTATTTGTTCAGGAGTATCGAATATTCAAGTGCAAATGTGGGGCCCAGGTGGCGGCACCAGTGGTAACTGCTGCTGTGGCGGATCACCATTTGGTCCAAGCGGCGCATATATGGTAATGCAGTTTTGCGTAAACCAAGGCGAAACATATTGTTTTTGCGCAGGTTGTGCATATTGCTGCTGGGGCGAGCAAACTACACCAGGAATTTGCGGAAACCCAACTTGGTTTAATTCAACATCCGGTATAAATGCATGTGCAGACAGTGGAATTAGTTGTTTCTGTTACTGGAACGAAGATTTAAAATCTAACACTTCGACCTGCGGACACAGAATACCAGATCCAGATCAAGCAGGCGGCACATGTAGTGCAAACAGATGTAGCGGCTGGAACTTCTGTTACGACGATTACTGGGATGAATCTTTAGCATGTCACGCATTTGCTAGTAGAACAACATTCAGATTAAATACTGGAGCAAGCGACGGCAGAACTATTACAAAATATGGGTTAAATGGCCTTTGGCCTGCAATATGTGTCGGCGGCTCAGGCAGCTGTTTACACAATAGTTGTACTATATCAACTCCGGTATTCGGATTTGAAGCTTGCACTTGTGCTGATGCTTTCAGTGGCAGTCAGAATAATGCGCAGGGTTACGGCGGTTGTTATCGTAGCGGCGCACAAGGTTATCTTAGAATACCAGGCGCCGGCGGCTGGCGCAATTATACTTGTGGTGGCTACAATGGATGTCAAGGTGACTCAGGACGATTTGGCATGGTATGTGTAAGCTGGGAGTGTAACTAATTGTTATTCATTTAATCATCTAGTATTGCAATATATTTAAAATACTAGATGATTAATGCCATAAAATATCTGTAAATTTTCCAAATTAAAAATCTGCTAATTCAGCAGATTTTTTTTGTTCATAGCCAGAAATAAAATTTGATACTCTAAATTGTAATATATAATAGTATAATGTTTACCTAGGAGTACAAATGAAGAAGGCATTTTTTATAAACGGCGGCGCTGGCCGAGTTTTATGCAGCATACCTGCATTAGAGTATTACAAAGAAAACACTGATCCAGATGTTGTAATAGTATCAGAAGCATGGCATGAATTATTCCTTTCTTCAAAATTAAGAAATAATATTTGGCCAGTAGGCAGTAAGGAATTATTTAAAACTGTTCTAAAAGATAGAGAAATTATTAGTCCAGAGCCTTACAGACTAAATGCTTATTTTAATCAACGTGTTAATTTAATACAGGCGTTTGATATGCTTATTAATGATGTTGACGAAGCTGTAGAAAGTAAGCCTATAAATTTAGATCTCGGAAAAGCCGATCAAATTTATGGGTATAATTTAGTAGGCCAAGTTAAGCAACAAATGAAAAAAGAAAAGGTTATTGTCTTTCAACCATTTGGCAGCGGTGTTAAAATAGATGGCAATTTTGTATTTGATGAAAGTGGCCGCAGTTTTGAATTATCAGATGTGTTTAGAATAGTTGACGAACTATCTAAGGATTATGCAGTAATATTAATGACAAATCTCAAAATTCCAACCGATAGGCCTATGGGTGCTGCTATACCAGATAATGCAAGCTTGCTACAGTGGACGGGAATAGTTAATGCAGCAGACTATTTTCTAGGTTGCGATAGCATGGGACAACACTATGCCCACGCATTAGGCAAACCGGCAACAGTGGTTATAGGATCAACTTTTCCAGAAAACATAAGTTATCCAGGAAATAAAGACTTTACAATTATTGATAACGGAAAAGAAAATAGAGTATACGTGCCGTATCGAGTTACTCAAGATCCTGCAAGAGAAAGACACAACGAAGATAATATGATTTTAAACGAGGAAAATTATAAAAAAATTATGAAAAGTATCGCAGATAAAATCGGAAAACCAGAAAGTTCAAATAAGAAATTGCCGTCGGCAAATAATAAACCTTCGACCATATTTGATAAACCAAATAAAAAACTAATAGGAGAAAAATAATTATGTCATCAGGATATATTTTAGGTATTTCAAGAGGCCATAATGCAGGCGTTTGCTTACTTAAAGATGGTAAAATTGTATTTGCAAGCGAAGAAGAACGCTTTACAAGACACAAGTATGATGGCGGCCCTTTAGCAACAATGTTGAAAGTAAAAGAATATACTGATAAAATTGATGCACTAGTGGTGTGTCACACAACGTCTATTAATGATGGACCAAAAATAGAGTATACGGGCGATAATCTTTATTCAGGTTTAGCTAGAAAAATGGGATTAATTGATAGAAAAGGTGATATACATGATCATCCACAATGTATCGATGTTTCCCATTTACACCATAAAGTACATGCTGCTTGTGCATTTTATAGGAGTGGCTTTGACGAAGCTGTAGCAGTAGTTATTGATGGCGCTGGATCTGCAACTTCAGGACAAACTCAAGATGGTAATGTGTTACTTTGGGAAGTTGAGAGTATTTACGATTGTTCTTATCCTGACAATATTAAAACTCTATACAAACATTTTGGATGTAGAGATCCAATTGTTACAGCCATTAATACCAATACAGATGGAGCACAGTTTGGCGAAGAAGGCAATACATTTACTTCTGTAGTTTCAGGACACGCCGGCATAGTAAAAGTATACGAAGCAGTAACACAATACTGCGGCTTCCAAGCAATCGAAGCAGGTAAAACAATGGGACTATTTCCATACGGTAAAGAAAATAGTAATATACCCAAACTGTTTTTAAACAGTACTAAAATTCCACTAGCTGATAGAAGTCTTTTCGTTCCAACATATCCAAATGCTGCAATAGTAAATCATAAAAATTATGAAGAATTGTCAGATAGTCCTGTTGGAGATGACCATACTTGGACAGAGTACCAAAATCGAAGAGACTTAGCATATGCATGTCAACAAGAAACACAAGAACAAGCATTAGATATAATTTTGTCTGCTACAAAATTATCAGGTAAAAATAAAGTAGTACTATCTGGCGGCTACGGATTAAACTGTGTAGCAAACTACTGGTATCTTAATAGGCTTAATGAAGAAGGTATCGAATTATTTGTTGAGCCTATATCAAATGATGGCGGAACAGCCATTGGCGCTGCTTTACTATATTATTATGCTACTAGTCAATCTTTAGAATCACAGCCTAGAGAAATTTATCTAGGTCCTCAGTATAATTATAAAGATGAAGATATTACTAAATTGGCAGAAGAATATAATGCTATTGTTACTGATGCAACAGACGATGACGTTATCGAATTAATGACTAATAAGAATATTGTAGCAATGTTTCAAGGTCGTGCTGAAAACGGTCCACGTGCATTAGGAAATCGTTCGTTGATGTTCGATCCGACCTTTGAAGATGGCAAAGATTTCGTTAATGAAATTAAACATCGAGAATACTTCCGTCCGTTTGCAGGATCAATACTTGCCGAAGACGCACACGAATGGTTTGATTTACGGGGAATGGAAGACAGTCCACATATGATGTATGCTGTTAATTGTCAACCAGGCATTGCTGAAAAAATACCTAGTATTATTCATGTGGACGGTACATGTCGCATTCAGACAGTTACTGAAGAAGAAAATCCTCTTTACTACCGAGTGATTAAGGCATTTAAAGAAAAGACTGGAGTTCCGATTATCTTTAATACTAGTTTTAATCTAGGCGGAGAACCTCTTGTAGAAACATTAGAAGATGCACTTTGGACACTGAGCGAAAGTAAGATTGAATATTTGTATTTGCCAGAATACGGAAAGCTTCTTACAGTCGGAAATTGGAAAGTTGCTTAATACAGACATTGTTGAAGTTAGACTAGATAAATTTTTAGTCTACTCATCGAATAAATTAGATGGATACGGTTATCAGACAGCAGCTGATGCCGTATCCTGTATTAATCATTTTTCAAATGGCAGAATATATAATCATTGTTTAGAATGGTGTTCTGGCCCTGGATATTTAGGTTTTGGAACATTAAGCCAAGGCTTAACAGAACGTCTTACATTATTAGACATACACGAGCCAAATAAATTTGTAGTAGAAAAAACTATAGATAAAAATAATCTTAATAATAATGTAAATTTTGTATTGTCTAATAATTTTAAAAGTCATCCTACAAACATAGCATATGATCTAATAATTGGAAATCCGCCGCATTTTAGCTTTACTCCGTCATTTGGAAATATCGACCCTAACGAGCATCGAAAATATAAAGATCAAAACTGGAACATACATCAAGATTTTTTTAATACTGTTAGTAGCTATATAACTGATGATGCTGATATTGTACTAATGGAAAATACAAAAGGTAGTAATCCAGAAACATTTGCGAAGATGATCGAAGATAACGGATTAAGAATTGAAAATTATTGTTTGAGTGTAACTTATCCTAATGATATCTGGTATTTACATATTAAAAAATCTTAATTTATAAACTCTTGTTCAAATCCTGTGGTTAAATCTAACACTTGATTATGTTTAATAGTCTGATATAGCTTTTGAGAAAGTATAAGATGATTGCACTCGGAGATATGGCCTTCCCTAGGATCTTTCCCGTTAATTTTTCCCTTCCAGTTCAACCAAGATTGCATATTTTTGCCTTTTACTTCGTTAATACACGGATCGAGTAAACTACCTTTTACTGCAATATTATTATTTAAAAAGAATCCTTCATTTTCAAATCCAGGAAGTATTAGTAAATTTAAATTATTTTGTTCTTTTAAAAAATTTAATCCATATAATAGCCACTGAAATCTTATAGAATCCTGAGGATTATCTGTTAGATGTTTGATGTATAAATTAATTGCTTTAGATTGGTCTTTTGTTACATAATTGTCGAGGGGACCCATGTGAATATTACCTACGCCTTCATTATCTGGAAAAAACCATTGACGATTTATTTGAGTAGTAATAAAAATAATAGTGTCTGTTTCTGGATTTATATTCGAAGAATTATCTATAAATTGGTAATATATCCATTCGTTAGCAACACCGTCTTCGCATATATTATAAAAATTTTCATGGCCTAGTTTTTCTGTAAGACTCCACATCCAGTGCCAGTCTTTAATTTCGTCACCTGATTGGTGAAATGTTCCGTAGCTATCGCCAAAAATCCAAAGTTTTCCATTTTTCATAATAATACTTATGCTTGGTAAGAGCATAAATACTATAAATTGGAACCATAAACATGTTTGATATTACAAGATACTTTAATAAAGGAATTAGAACCAGTATTCAGCTTCAGGATAACGGATCATTTTCTCATAACGGCCCTTGGAAACAAGTGTACACTAATACACAAGTTGCACGGTGGCATGCAGGCGAATTTTCCAGTGCAGAATTTACAATAAGTATAGATTATAGCACAACTCAAAAAGAAATTATAAAGTGCATAGTGTGTAATGGCGTAGATTATGCAAGTTTAGTTGTAATAGGAAGAAGTAACTTAGGAACTAATATAGTTGAATTAAGTGCAATAGTAAATTCTTCTTATGTTGATTTGATTATCAATCCTGCTGATGCAGCATATAACGGAGCTAAGTTTATACATACAGCACAATACTTTAGAAATCAAAATCCATTAACTTCATAATGTTTTTGATTGATAAATACAATAGATGGAGTAATAGATGACAACAATAGTAAATTCACCGTTTAAGTCAAAATTTGGGTTTGAAAGTGCTGGCTTTACAGTCGACGACGAAGGAAATATTTCTGCTAAATCTATTAGTTTAGTAGACGAAGTTCCTGATGAAGTTGATACAGATCTACCTGCTGATAGAAAATTTGTAGAAGTTAGTGGTAATTTTAGACTAAGTGGAAGTGCAACTGATAATCCAGGATTTACTGTTTTTCGAACTAAGACAACAACAATTGATCTTGAATTATCGACTCTTACATTTAATATTTACTCCGATGCTGGATTTACTACCTTGTATAATACAGGGTTAAGTCATAGTGATGGCGACTCTAGAGAAAATGCGCAAGGCAAGAATGCAGGCAGACTTGCTTGGTCAGTGCCACTATCAGCACCTAATACACTTTATTATGCAAATGTAAATGGAACAGTGTCAGGAACTATTACAGTAGAGAATGCACCTAGTGCATTCAGTGAAGTTGATATAACATCGACAATAGCAAGTACTAGTACAACTACTGGAGCACTTACAGTCGCGGGCGGCGCAGGCGTTGTTGGTGACATTAACCTAGGAGGAAATTTAAATATTCAAGGCCTTGGTATTCCTGCATTATCGTCTGGCACGAATTTAGATTTATCAGCAGGGAATAAAATAGTTGTAAAAATTAACGATGTATTGTTAGGAAGTATTGGTGCAACCGGCTCTGCGCTTCCAGTAGTTGATACTACTATAAATAACACTACAATAGGTGCTACCACACCAGCAACAGCAGCGTTTACTTCGGCAACAGTAAGTATAGAGCCTGCGGTCAACAGTGGCGTAGCAAACAAACAATATGTAGACCGTACTGCGGTTTCACTGGCAATAGCATTTGGATTATAAAACATGGCAAAGACACAAGTAAAAAATTACGTATTTAAACCAGGGGTAGGGGCGTCTGATAACTTATATCCTGCTGCATATGGATTATTATCCAGTAACAAAAGCTTTGTACAAAAGGAAGCAACGCAATGGATACAAGATCAAATTGATGCAGCAAATGCAGGCTTTGTAGGTTATACTTATAATTCAGAAAAATGCGAAAGAGATATCGGTTATAATATCGACGCATATTTAAAAGATCTAAGATACGGCGGCAATGAAAATACTTACAATGTTGTAAAATACTATTGGGATCAAGATGTAGCACAGATTGACGGCGATAGAGCTGTAGAAATTGCAACTTATAATTTTATTAAAACATTAATACAAACTTATGTCCTGGCCAATACTGCTTATAGCGCAAGTAATACTGAAGTATCACAAACAATTGACAATACAAAAACTGCTGAAGCAGGTACATCTACTATTATTGGAGATTTAGTTCAGGCTACATCTGATGTTATTAATACTGGAATATCAGCATTTCCAACGTTTGTTGCTACAGGTGTAGGAACGATTAAGATTCAAGGTAGATATGATTTAGATCAATTATTATTAATTACTAATGTAACTTCTAATGATATTATATATAATTTTAGTGCACCAGCTACCGGTGGCTTAGTTAGTCTTAAAACTGACCAAATATCTAAAGATGCAGATTTTACCAAATATTTAGAAACAACTGATGCTATTACAACGATTACTTTAAATTTTGATACTAGTAATCATTCCTCAACAGACGAATTACAAATTTTTGTAGAAAAATTAGAAAACGGCAAAAGTGTAGTAACTACTAGACCTTTTGATTTTGGTACAGATGCAATCGAACGTTTGAGAGTTGCGCAACCTCAATCAATGCTTGACGCTGACTTTGAATATGGATTACAGCCTACTAAATGGGCAGCTATTTCAACAATGAGAGGTTATCCTTCGGTTTACGAAGTACCAGGAACAGATACTCCAGTTTTATCAGTTGTAACTGATGCAAGTGCAGGCACAGATGGTATTGGTCAAAGTTTAATTACTGTAACTACAGTTGGTCCGCATAATATTCCAGTAGGTACACCTATAACTATTAAAGCACTAGAAGACTCAGTACCAGGTGCAGCACGAGCAGAAGGTAGTTTTGTAATTGTTGAAGCTCCAACTCCTACCACTTTTACGTTTTATGCAAAATCCAAAGTTGGCACAGTTAATCCAACTACACTTTCTACAACATATACACAACTAAGACAGGCTGCATTCTACACAGGTGCAAACATTGGCGAACCAACAGTTTCGGTTGTAAGCAACGGTAGTGCAGGAACCTTAGCGGCTGAATTAGATATTGCAGCTGGAAGTACAATTATACCATATGACGGACCATCGCCCGAAGTTGGTGCTCCTTTAATTAATGCAGGAATTCCTGAAGGATCTCAGGTTACTAGTATTATAGATACTAGTGCCGGCGGCGGCGAATACTTAACTCCTGTAATTACGGCAAATATTAACCCTAGCGATCTAAGTTTTGACGTAGACGACGCCACTGGCATTGTGCCAAATCTTGCTTTAGATCGCGGCGATGGCACCGCTGTATATGTTACTAGCATTGTAGGAACAACAGTAAATGTGTCAGGAGCATTTACTACTGGATTTACATCTAATAAAGTTACTTACACAGGAATATCTCCAAGTCCCGTAGTATCGAGCGGCACCGGAGCAATATTTAATATTTCATCAGCAGGAGGAACATATACCTTAGACGGTTTTTCCAATCAAGGTGATAACTATCAAGTAGGCGACATATTATTAGTAACAGGTAATAACTTAGGCGGTATATCACCAACTAACGATCTTACTATAACTGTTTTAACATTAGACAGTGACACAGGTATAGGAACAGTAAGTTTATCTGGAGACGCATTTGACGGAACAACTTCAGTTACTGGTGTTACCGGTAACACCCAAGGCGGCGTAGGGTTAGATGCATTTTTTGATATAACATATGTTAATAATGTATATACAGCTGATATAACATCACCGGATACTTCTACTGGCTATGCTGTTGGAGATATTATAGTTGTAGATGGTTCTTTAATTGATCCAACAGCCGGCGGACCAGCAAATGATCTATATTTAACAGTTGCAACTATCGGCGCAGGCGGATCTATTGTAAGTGTAACAGCCAGCGGCACTGCTCCAGATACACAACTTCAGTTTAATCAGCCTACTTATTCTACATCAGGATCTGGTGTTGGCGCACTATTTTCAGTAAGTACTGATGGAACAACATATTCTGTTTCAATTGATCCTATTAACCAGGGTACAAACTTTTTACCAGGTGATACTATTACTGTATTAGGCACAGACCTTGGCGGCGCCACACCTGCTAATGATTTAACAATAACTATTGATAATGTAGGCGGCGCTGGCGAAATAACTGCACAAACAGCTACTGGAACAGCGTATAACGGATCATCATCTATTAATATTGCCGGTACTAATCAAATAGGCACAGGAGCAACTTTTGATGTAAGCCTTGCTGGTGGCACGTACACTGTAACACTGACAGATGGCGGCAACAACTATGGCGCTGGACAAACAATAATAATACCGGCAGGATTGGCTCTTCCCGGAACGTCGCCAACTAATGATATAACTATCACTATTAGTACTGTAGATGCAATAGCAACCGGAACAGTAGCAACCTTTACTGATGCTGGCACAGCATATAACGGCACAGGATCTTTTACTGTAACAGGCAACATACAGCCTATTTCAGGTACTAATTTTACGTTAAGTTTAAATAGAGAAAATGGTACATATTCAAATATTACAGTTGATCTAGGTAGCATCAATTATGCTGTAGGAAACACATTTAGAATAAACGGACCAACGCTTGATGGTGTATCGCCTTTACACGATATTGATATAAGTGTTACTAGTGTTGATTCTGAAACAGGAGAAATTACAGGCATTTCTACAAATTTTGATTCTGCTATATCAGGAGATATTATAAGACTTATAAGTACATTAATTGTGACAGAGGCTACTAGTAGTACAATTTCTAAAAATGCAGTAATTACATATGGCGCTTTGGCAACATTAGAAATTACATTAAATAATGCACATGGTCTTGTCCCAGGAGACACATTTATTGTAACATCTGCATCAGACGACGGAGTTAATAATCATGCATTATCAGCAGGATCGTTCTTTGTTACAGATATACCTGCTGTAAACAAATTAAGATATCAAGCAAGAGCAGTTGGAACAATTGATGCAACAACATCTAGTATATTAGGCACATTATATTCAAGACCAGATAGTTTCTTTGTACACAGACCGTATGACGGCGGAGTACAGTTAGGAACAGGCGGTCCGCAACACGGTGCGCAAGCAATACGTCAAAGTAAAAAGTATATTCGTTATCAGTCAGGTAAAGGTATTATGTATACTACTGGTGCATTGTTTGCACCAAGTTACGATCTGCGTAGTTTGACAGCAGGCGGTGTAGAAGTAGGATCACTAATTACAGTTGAAACAGACGACAATGATCACGGAGTACAAGTTGGCGGAGTTGTTAGAATTCTTGGAGTAGAAACTCCCGGATACAACAGTGGCCCTGGAACAGTAGTACCGCCAGTATTTGATTATACTGTTGAAAGTGTACTAGACGAACGTAGATTTACAGTTCGAGCACAGCGTAGACTAGGAGCAACTGAAGCAGTATTAGGGTTTGGTTCACAAATGAGTGTTGTTAGTTGGCATGGTGCTACAGTGCGTTCTGGTATCTTTGATGATCAAAATGGGATTTTCTGGGAGTTTGACGGAACGCAAATTAGTGTAGCACAACGTACAGGTACAAGACAACTTGCAGGAACAATTGCCCTAAGCGTGGATGATAACCTAGTAGCAGGCACAAATACTAGATTCCAAGATCAATTAAAAGCCGGAGATAGAATTATTATCAAAGGTATGACACATGTTGTAAGTCACGTTAACAGTCAAACTGAAATTACAGTTACACCAGACTTCCGCGGAGTTGTAAACATTGCCGGCGCTAAGGCTAACTTAATTGTTGACAAGAAAACAAAACAAAAAGACTTTAATCTAGATAAATTGGACGGCACCGGACCAAGTGGTTACGATATTGACATTGCTAAGATGCAGATGATCGGCATTCAATACAGTTGGTACGGTGCAGGTTTCATTGACTTTATGCTACGTGGTGCAGATGGTAACTTTGTATTTGCACACAGAATGCGTAACTCAAACGTAAACACAGAAGCGTTTATGCGTTCAGGTAACTTGCCTGTGCGTTATGAAGTTAGTAATGAAGGACCGAGTGGCAAACTTGCAGCAGCACTCGATGCAAGTCAAGTTACAATACCATTAACAGATAGTAGTTTCTTCCCGGACTATGGCACAGTTTATGTTGACAACGAAATTATGACGTTTACCGGTAACAATAAAACTACTAATACGTTAACAGGTGTAACTCGTGGTGCAACATTTACAAATTTCCAAGCAGGAGCAACACGCAGTTATACAGCAGGTATAGCAACAACGCACACTGACAGAACCGGCGTTGTATTAATATCTCAAACAATTACACCATTGATTAGTCACTGGGGTAGTGCGTTTATTACAGATGGTATGTTTGATGATGATAGAGGTTATATTTTCTCCTACGCAGAAAATCAAGTAAACGTTAGTACTACTAAACAAAGTGCTTTCTTAATTAGATTGGCACCAAGTGTATCAAATGCACTTATTGGTGATTTAGGTGAAAGAGAACTACTAAACAGAGCGCAGTTACTACTACAAGGAATTGAAGTTACATCAGATGGCACTGACGGAACTAATGATATTACGGGTGGCATTGTTGTTGAAGGAATTCTTAATCCGCAAAACTATCCATTAAATCCAGCAGACATTGGCTGGACAGGACTAAGTGGTGTTGCACAAGGTGGACAGCCAAGTTTTGCACAAATTGCTTCAGGTGGTAGTGTTAACTGGTCAACAGGTGATGCTGCAACAACTGCAACAGCTACAGCTCAAAGTGCAATTAGTGCAGATATTAATTCAGGCATATACAACAGTCCAAATAATAGAGATTACGTATACATTGATACAGCAGATTATCAAACTACATTCGGAACTACATCTAGGGCGCCAGTTTTAGGTAAAACTATTACAGGTTCTAACATTGATGCAAATACTACTATCACTGATGTGTATATCAGTGGCAGTTATGGTTATTTTAGATTAAGTCGAAGAACCCAAGGTCAAACAAGTGCCGGCACTGGAAGTGCGTTTTCAGTCTTAACTGCTAATGAAGCGTTGGTTAACAGAAACTTTGCATATTTTGATAAAGCAAGTTTTGAAATATCAGGTGCAGGAATCGGTACAGAACTATCCAACGGCGGCAGTGTTACATTCCCTGCAAACACATTGGTTAACAGTGTAAACTTGTTAGACTTCGGCGGCACAGAGTACTATGAAGTGCAGTTTAATAATGCGTTTACTGGAACACTCCCAGTGGGCACAGGTACAGTAGAATTTACGTTTGTACAACCACCGTATGCACAGCCTGGAGAAACAGTATTTTCATTCATTGCTACACCTGGAGAACGTGCTAGTTTAGACTTATCACAGTTGAAAGAACTTACTAATACACCGTTAGGTGGTAGAGGAACATATCCAAATGGTCCAGATGTACTAGCACTTAACGTATATAAAGTTGGCGGCGCAGCAACTGATGCAAATATTATTCTAAGATGGGGCGAAGCACAAGCCTAAAGGGCTTGTGCAAACTCCCAAAGATTATCAAACACAAGTGTTTGTTTTTTAATCTGTTTGTATGCGTGTTTGTTTAATTGTTTTTCGGTTTCTAGGCCGTACCCAGTTCTAACCAGTATAGGTCTAGCACCTATTTTGAAGGCGGCTTTTAGGTCACTAAGTTTGTCACCAACAAAAAAACCTTTTGAAAATTTAATATACGGATGTTCTTTCTCACATCGCTTAAACATTCCGATATTTGGTTTAGCATACATGTCATTCTTACGACTACTGGCACTATAGTAGATGGCATCAATACTAGGACAGCCTGCTTGTCCCAGTAACTCGAGCATTCTATTATTTACTGCATCTACATCAGCTGGAGTCATCAAGCCTTTTTCGATTCCTCCTTGATTGGTAATAACTGCTATCCTATGACCTTTAGACCTCAATAATGCAACAGCTTCTAAACTACTCGGTATAGGATCAAACATCATAGGAGTGGTAACATATGTTCCAAGATCGACATTCAATACACCATCTCGATCCAGGCCTATTACCGGTTTGTTGTAAATGCTACTATCATTAATTTGATTAGTATTGTTTACAAACGCATTGTCTAATACACTCCTAGCCATTTTTTTCCTTTGACCGTTGACTGTCACCTGGAGCAACTCTGTAATTGTCCTCTACACTATCAGCTGTGCTAACTTCGGTAATGCTAGAACTGCCTTGTAGACAAATCAACCTATGTGGCTGTAGCGGAGGATTATGCCAAACATCACCCTCATTTAATTCTTTTTCATATAGCCCAGCAGTATCAGTGTCAATCCATTGTACTTTGAATTTACCTGTGTTTACAAACCATGTTTCGTCCTTTTCTCGGTGAAAGTGCATGCTGAATTGGGCGCCTTCCTTTTCAAAAAACATAATTTTACCACAATACTTATCGTTAGTGGCCCAAATAAGTTCGTATCCCCAACCTTTGGGTACTACGCCTTGTAATCTAGTTGGTTCTTGCATTTATATAATCCTCTACATTTGTCCATTGCATATCTACTACACTATTTAAATTAGTTAAGTTTGCGCAGGTATACTTTTGATATTGCGACTTAATATTTTCTGGCATAGGAATATACCTAATATCTGAATTGTACTTTTTAGCAATTGTTCTGCCAACAGTATCAAAACTTACAGGAACACCTGTGCCCACGTTAAAAATTCCCGATTGAGTCACTTCGAACATTTTTTCATGTAGTTTGCATATATCGTCGACACATACGAAATCTCTTAGATATTTTTCACTGTCTTCAAATAATGTCACAACCCCTAAATCTTTTGCTTGATGTGTGAATTTACTTACTGGACTTGCTTGATCTTCTTTGTGTTCTTCGCCTTGTCCATAAACATTAAAGTAACGGAATCCTTGAATAATAATTTCAAACTCGTCTTGAAATTGACCTAAAAATCTATCAAACAGGTACTTACTCCAAGCATAAGGACTTTGCGGGAGCAATGGACCATTTTCTGTAAAGTGTTCAGTGGGTCCATAAACACTAGCACTACTAGCGTATTGTAAATTAGTACCAAAGTTTTCACACACTTGTGCTAATCTTACAGTAAACTCAAAGTTTTGTTCTAGTATCTGATTTACATCCGTATATGTTGTACTACTAATAGCACCTGTATGTATACACCAGTCGTAATCCTCTGTACTGGGAATAATACCAGGTTCCCACTCCCAACCTTCTACATCGTGTCCTTGCGATTGCAAATATAATGCAATGTTCGATCCAATAAATCCTTTATGTCCAGTAACTAATATTTTCATTTGTTTCTCTCAGCTGTTTTCATTAATTTGTTACTCCAATCTTTTTTAAATATAGGACTTATTATATTGTTATCGTGTTCGTGCTGGCTCTGCGGCGGCCCACCAAATATATAACCCAAAGTTATACGAGGCTCGACATCAATTGTGGGAATTCCTCGATGCCATATATCACTTGGAAATATGATACAACGGTTATCTTTATAATCTACTTCGCATATTTTTCTGCCACCGTTATCGGGATAATCAGTCCAGAAGTCCATGCCAGTGTCACCAGAAATAAGATGCACCATGGTCCATGCCGGAGGCCCCATATCTGCATGTACTCCTCCTACTAAGGTTTTTGTAGTTAGATTAAGTTGACACTGAATTAAGTGCAATGGCAATACTTCGTCTTCTTTGCTCAATTTATTTCTAGAATCATTAAGTGCAGCAAATGTTGCTTTGTATTCCCACGGAATTTCGTGTAATCCAAATAACGGCCATATTTTACTAAAAAAAGAGTGACCTACATCAGGTCCAATGCCATGATGTTGGCACGTTACTGGTATTGATAAAATATTTTTTTTAATAGACTCATATAACCACTCTGGCACAATGTCATCAAATACAAATACATCATTGGTCATTTATTAAAATTCTCCATAATTCTCTTATTTACTTGCTTCTATAATGCCAGTTGTTGAATAACCTTCTACAGTTTGTACTAGATGTACATCTGCTAAGTCGTGTCCAACAACTTGTTCTACTGTATAGTCGCCGCCTTTAACAATAACATGCGGTTTTAATTCCTTAATTAATTCGTAAGGTGTATCTTCGTGAAACACGATTACTTGATCTACCCACGACAATATTTCTAATTGACTGATACGTTTCATTTGGTTGTTAATAGGTCTAGTTTCGCCTTTAAGACGCTTTACACTAGCATCGCTGTTAATGCCTACAATTAGTTTATCACCCAGTGTACGTGCTTCTGCTAAGAGCTCAAAATGACCCTTGTGCAGTATATCAAACACTCCGTTAGTAAACACTACTCTTTCTTCCAAGTCGCTTACAGCAAGCGTATACGTGCCCGTGTGCTGAACACTTTCGCGTGAGCCTTTAACTGCTAGTTCAATTGCTTTTTTGTAATCATAATCTTTTGTAAGGGCATAAACAAATGCAGCTAGGAAACAGTCTCCAGCACCAGTTACATCACTAACTTCAACAGTGTCAACATCTACTTCGTAAACTTCATTGTCGATCTTAGCAACAACACTTTTGCCTGCTCTTGTTGTAATAATATTACCGTGCCAATTAAGGAAGTATTCTTGAAATTCCTTTTCGTTGGGTTTAACTAACCATGCACCTTCGTAGTTTTCTGCATGTGACTTAGGATCAACAATTACACGGCATCCAAATTTATTAAGATGTTCGATAATCTTAATAGACTCGTCTAATACACCTTTGTTGTAATCGCTTAGTATTACATACTCGTATTTGCTAAAGTCGTTGCGAAGAATTGTGTTGCAAACTTCAACGCCGTCTGCATAATGATCGTCGTCTATGCGTGTAACATAATGTCCGTCACACATAACACGAGTCTTTACACATTTTTTAGATGCATACTCAAACAGCTCAACATCAACACCGAGACTTTTTAAGTTTTCGTAAACAAGCCCTGCGCCGCCTGTAGTTTCTACAACATGTTTTTGTGCTACTACAGGCACAGGAGCCTCAGGACTTAAACGTGTGCTTGTTCCATAGATATATTTGTCGATTATTATGTCGCCAATAATTAATACTTTCATAACGCTATTATACTTTCTTTTGAGTTATTTGTCAAGAAGATTTATAGTTTGAAATACAGTATCTAGCTTAGTAAGATTAATTTTACTTTGAAGTGTGTTGCGCAAGCCGTGGTGCAACGGTTTTGGCCACTTAGTAAAACTGCACCAAGCATATCCATCGTGTTCATTATTAAGTTTAGGAATAAATTCTTCTTGAATAACACAAAGATATGTATGAAAATAAAACCTACTGTCAGGTGAAATAAAACTTTCCAAAGGAAGTGTTTTTTTAATATCAGGAACAAATCCAATTTCTTCCTCAATTTCTCTTTTTAAACCTTCCCACGGAGTTTCGGCACCTTCGTTTGTGCCGCCAACGAGTCCCCACAAATTATTACGCTTGCCTTGCGCCCTGTGCAGAAATAAAAATCTATTTGTATCTAGTGTGTAAAATAGCGCACCGCTACATGTAATACGATTGTTCATACATATAATTAGCAGACGAGTATGTCTTAATACACGCTATTTGGACAATTATCCTGCTAGTTCAACACGCCAAGTTCCTACAGGGTAGTCGCCATCGATACTTAATAACCATTCGTCGTTATTAAATCGATACTGTACGCTTGTATTTAAATTAGTAGTGTATGTGACATCAGTAGCAGCACTTGCATCGAATACTGTATTCCATTTAGAACCATCCCATTCGATAATATCATTTGCACTTGCAACGGTTGCAGTAGTATCTGTGTTTTGCCATGCTGTTGGTGATTCAGTAGCATCTGCATTACCAACATCGTCTAATAGCAATAGTCTCACACCAGGTGTTTTAATTGGAGTAGGATTGTAATTAGTAGGGTCAATGATATAATCTATACTTGTACGTCCTGCAATTACAGTGTCGCTTGGAAAACTATCTGTGTCCCAGTTTATTAATATTGTTGTTTCATCAAACGGACTTAGTGTAAACGTTCCTGTAACAGTTTTAGAATTATCTTGACTAGTGAAATATATACGACTTACATCAGCAGCATATGTGCCCGGCAACGCTTCAAAAATTTCTCTCCAATTCTTATTACCAACAATACCATTGGAAAATAATTGCGCATTGTTGCCACTTACAAATGCACCGTATGTATTGTAGTTGACATTTGCCATTTCAGCAGCAGTGTCGGATATAGCTTTTCTACCAAATTCGTTTTCTGTAATTCCTGCTCTTGGCGAATCGTCGTATGCATTAAGCACTGGAGCACTAACTCCACTTTCAATATCACCCAGTGTTTCGTCAAACATGCTTGTAATAATATTAGTAATTACTCCCATTTTTCGTACTTTAGTAGGTGGACTGATATAGATAGGAATACTAAATGTCATAGTACAAATATCTATTTCACTGTCTACACCAACAGGTACACTTCTGTTTGACCATTGTACATTTTCTAAATTAACAACACTGATACTTGTCCAGTCAATAAAGTTGTCGGTAGTTTGCATTTCTAAGCTAGGATTAAACAATACTAATATTTGTTCTAGCAATTGTAATTTTTGATCTGTATTGCTTGTCCAGATATCTGCATTAATGCGCATCATGTATGGAGTTGGTATTAAACGTTCAACTGTATAATTCTTACCTTGTGTGTTTAAGTATTCTCCTGCTTCGCTATCATATGCACGTTCTCTAATATTAGTTTTGCGAGTATATGTTGAATCTGTTAGTCTATCTTTGTCTAGTTCTAGTCCAGTTAAGTACACAGCAATTCGCGGCGCACTAGGTAATTTGTTTTCACTGTTTTCTCTAATAATATTAGCAACTTGGCGTGTTAAATCGCCGTAAGTAACTGGAACATCTTTTTGCACACCTTTTCCGTCTTGTACAGGAAAGTTTGCTAGTATGCGCATCATTTGCGTAAGATATCTTCTTATTTGTCCGTCGTAAAAATGTTGCATTAATTATCTGCCTTTGGACGAAGTGCTTTAGACAAACTCTGTCTTTCTTGAACAGTTTCGCCGTCGATTTGACTAGTTTTATTATTATTAATAAATGTAGTTTTATATGTTTGTCTTTCAAGCGTGTTGCTTAGAGACATTCTAATATCATCCTGCACTTTAACCCACCTTGTTCCATCATATCTAAACATTCTATTTGGTAAAAAGTCTGTACGTAAGAAATAATCACCTTCTTCATTGTTAGTAGGAAACCCTATACCAAAACCAAACGGCGCCCCATTAGGAGCAGCATCACCAGTACCAACTAAGTAACCTGTATATCCTTCACGTTCTGGTCTACTTGTAACTTCGTCTGTAGTTCTGTCTATATTACTTGCTTCAATGTCAGTGTCGTCTGCTGTTTGTAGTGCAACACTGCCGTCGTCATTTGTACTTACTGTATAATAGTGACTAATGTCATATCCGCTTTTAGGAGCATCAGCTTCTGCTTGTGCAACCACAGCATTAGAAATCTGCATTTCTTTTTCATATGTTGATAATAAATCACGTAGAGTATTGTCACTTCCTTCTTCTGCAGGTAAGTCTAATATTTCTGCGTATTCTTGACCATCATAAATTTGCTTTAATTTTAAGCGATATAAATGCGGATACCAAGTTTGACTAAATCCTTCTGCTGCACGATTTACATCTTCTACAACATAAAATCTTTTGAGTGCGAAACTGTAATCATTAAGAGCATATTCATCTTTTAGATGTGGCAGTTCAATTACATCACCTGACATAATTTTTCTACCTAGAGTTTTAACTGAACTATTAATATGTATAGTTAACATAAGTGTATCATTACTTAAAAATAGTCCAAACGCACTAAGATCAAAGTCTATATCCTGGACATTATAAATGCCGCGAATATTGTAAACGTCGGGATCATACTTTCTGTCTCTATTTTCTAAGAACAGTAAGTCTTGTATGTTGGTTTCTTTTACAGCATCGTATGTCGGCTGGTCAGCAGTTCCTTCGCCGACAGCGGGATTTTCTGCACCAAGGAACTTGTGGATATTAATATCTGTACCGCCGACAGTAAACATCTCTTGAATCTGTCGATCCAAAAAGTGATAATCATTGCCGCGTTCCGGTTTGTATAATGATAAGCGAGGGATAGCTATTCTCCTATTCGTTATGTATATTTATCGTTAAGATAGCAGTTACGATAAATACTATTGGAGAACTCATATGGCAGATTTAGCAACACAAAAACAAGAAGTATACGATTATGTTAACACATTCCTCGGCGGAGGTATGGTTGATGTTGAACTTGACCCTATACACTATCAAACTGCACTTAACAAGGCATTGACCCGTTTTAGACAGCGTAGTGATAATGCTGTTGAAGAGTCGTATATGTTCTTAACAACTGTTGTAGATCAAAATGATTATATATTACCAAACGAAGTAATGGAAGTGCGTAAGCTATTCCGTAGATCAATTGGTTCACGTACTGGCGGCGGAGACGGCGGCAGTTTGTTTGAACCGTTTAACATGGCTTATACAAATACATATTTGTTGTCAGGATCTAAACTTGGCGGATTAGCAACATATGATATGTTCTCCCAACACCAAGAATTAGTAGGTAGAATGTTCGGCAGCTTTATTGAGTTTAAATGGAGCAGCACAAGCAAAAAACTTACGCTGTTACAGCGTCCTAGAGCAGAAGAAGAACTATTGCTTTACTGCTATAACTATCGTCCTGACAGTGAATTACTAAATGATTATCTTGCAGTGCAATGGTTAAAAGATTACACACTAGCAGCATGTAAGTATATGCTAGGCGAAGCACGTAGTAAATTTGCTACTATTGCCGGTCCACAAGGCGGCTCGACACTCAATGGCGATAGCTTAAAAGCAGAAGCACAAGCTGAAATGGAAAAACTAGAAGTTGAAGTTAGTATGGCTGTTTCAGGTGGTACAGGCTACGGATTCTTAATAGGCTAAAAAACACCCGAGTTTACGCTAACATTTACGTATGCTGTAAATACAATATAACAAAGGAGTTACATTGTGTGCAGTCCATTTGTAAGAAAAGAAGCCAACAGACTTTTTTGGTTAGTTAAAGGTCACCTAATCCCCATATCAGAGCCAGACGATATTGTAGAAGGTTATTACGAAAGTTATTTCAAACGTTTGTGGAATAATGAATCTGGATGCTTAGATCAGTATGAACATGGATTTGAGCAAGCATGGGCAGAACGAGAAGCAGAAGAAATAAATCGAGTTGCTGTATTAGGTTACGATTGAATGAATAAATATCTAGTATTTGTGTTATAAAGGACTAGGTATGAGAAAACTCAAAATCAATAAGCCGTTGGACGTCCCAGGCTGGACTAACAGTATCCAGCATCGAGAATATAAAGACTTAGTAGCAGAGCTTCCAGAAAATCCTCGAGTATTAGAAATAGGTTGCGGCTATGGCAGAAGTACTTGGGCTTGGTTAG